TCGTTTACACCGAGGTTGTCACTGGTTCGATCCCAGTATCTCCCATACAGGTACAAACAAATGTTAAGAGTAAGATGCAAAGTATGTAATACTGAATTAGAATCACATCCGTCAAAGACCAAGTGTTGTCATTGTGACAATATGGTGACAGTTAAAGGAGAAAAGGTCAGTGCTGTTGATTTGAGCGAGGTGGTTATGTTAAACTCAGTACAGGACAACCCAAAAAAATCAGTGTTGTCCCACCAAGACCTTGCGTATCAGGAATCTCGCCGTTCCCGCAAAGTTCGTAAACTTGATTTTGAAGTTCGGTAACCATGAGCTACACCCCTCAGATCAATGACTATGTTAAATGGCATCATGCAGGACATATTGACGAGGGGTGGGTCTACTTCGTTGGTGAAGAATACATAACAATCGAAGTTAGGGTAAAACCTAAAACGGATAATTTAGTTTCAATGCATAAGAAAGTTCATGTATTGGTTTTATGTCACAATTGGTTTTGGCATGAGTTAGAATATGTTAAAACTAGATCAAATGTGTCGGAAGATACATATAAGTCTCAGGAGCATAGACCTATAGATCCGTGAAAAAAATTTGGCGAATTTGGGCAAAAGCATTAGGAGCAAAGGAAGGAAACAATGATAGAGAAGCAGATATTATTGCTTGCATACGCACCCTTATTCTTATTGCTTACATGGTCACTAACGTGGCTATCGTTGCTAACGCAGTAAGACATTGGAATGGAGACCCTAGTGTAAAATATTTGGAGAGTCAATCCGATAGGTGACGGAACCGCTCTTGAAAAGCGTCGAGGTGTTAAAGCCCTTGGGGGTTCGATTCCCCCACTCTCCGTTTGTATAGCATTGTAACAAAAGTGAAGAGATTCTTTAATGTATACATACGGCATATGCACATGCTACATGACTCTCTTTTATCTTCTAATGCTGACAATTGTTGCATTAGTCGCATATGCTGGTTATGATGCAACCCTAAGACTCATAAGTTTCTTAGATCTGCAAATGCGTTATGCAATTGTAAGAGTTAGAATGAAATGGATGGAGCGTAAACTTAGGGCAAGACTCCTTAAGGATACCGCTGATTATCAGAACCTTCTTAAGGAGACTCACAAAGATGACCAATGACAAGGAACTGTCCGATCTGTCTTTAAGCAGAAAGGAATGTCCAAAGTGTCGCGCTATATGGATTAATGGCGAACACTACTGGTCTGGTACAGGTAACAAAGGAAATGAACTAGATCTTGCAGGTCTAGTCTGCAACAAACTGGGTGACCACCAATGCATAAATCCCTTGCGGGGACAGGAAGGTGGAGATACCTGGGCAGATAGATTGACAACCCTCAAGAAATACGAAGAGGAAAATGAAGACTGATTACATCACCAAGGAAGAAGTCCAGGAGATGATTGATGATGCTATCCGAAGACATAATCGCAATGCAAGTATCATTAGTTTTTGCGTTGGTTGGGTTGTACTTGGTTTATTCTCCGAAGGATTGCTGAGGTTAATTGGAGTTATTCCCCCTCTATTCCCATGGATGGACATTCACTTATAATTGAACAGCTTGGAGTAATTCTTGCCTTGATATTTGGTGTGACCATGTTCTGGCAAGGTCATGCAATCTTTCATGGCAAATACGGATATAAACACTCCGAACGGGAAAAGAAAAAAATGTCTGATGCTCGTAAGCAATTAGAGGACATTATCAAAGACAAATAATGTTAGGAAACACACATTAACATTTCTAACAGTTTTGTACACTAAACTACATAATTATAGTTTCACACATGCTATGAAATTTCTATTTGCATTACTAGCTACGTTGTTTCTTGCTGCACCTGCATGGGCAGTAGATGTACAAATGGGATCCAATGGTAATCTTGTGTTTGATCCTGCAGAGATTACTATCTCAGCTGGCGAATCGGTGCATTTTGTTAATAATATGTTGCCTCCTCATAACGTTATCATTGAGGATCATCCTGAATTAGGTCACGAAGCCTTGGCAATGATGCCTGGTGAAGAGTTCGACGTTGCATTCCCAGATGCAGGAGACTATACTTACTGGTGTGGCCCTCACAAGGGTGCAGGAATGATCGGTACAATTCACGTTGAATGAGAACAATGTATTCAATAACAATTAAGAAAGCAGACGGCACAGAATCCACTTTTGAATGTGCCGAAGACGATTACATTCTCGACGCTGCTGAAGAAGCAGAGATTGATCTTCCTTACTCATGTAGAGCAGGAGCATGTTCTTCATGTGCTGGAAAAATTATTAGTGGTAGTGTAAATCAAGAGGAACAATCATTTTTAGATGATGATCAATTAGAATCTGGATTTGCATTACTTTGTGTTTCTTATCCAACTTCTGATTGTACTATTCAAGCAGAAGCTGAAGAAGAACTGTACTAATGAACCAGGAAGAAAAAAGAGAATTTTACAAATCGTTGAGAGAAAGGGTGTACCAACTTAGGATGGCACACCTTTTTGAGGAACCTTGTCCACTATACGAACCAGAGATGGAGGACGATGAACACTATTAACACATGGGTTTTAAATTTAACCATTGCGATTATTGACTATCTGTATAGGGGCAGACATTTTCAAAGATTCTGGGTGCTTGAGGAAATTGCTCGAGCCCCATATTTTGCTTTCTTGAGTGTACTTCACTTGCGCGAATCTCTAGGTTTGCGTGGTCAGTGGCACATCCATTTGATGAAAGAACACTTTGAACAGAGCGTCAATGAAACAGAACATCTGGAATTTATGGAATCTAGGGGCGGTGCTGATTATTGGATTGATCGCTTTGTTGCCCGACACCTCGTCCTTATCTATTATTGGATCAACGTGGTTTATTATTGGGTGGCTCCTATGTCTGCTTACCACCTCTCCTATGAAATAGAGATGCACGCTGCAGAGACGTATGCAAAGTATCTTGCATACGAGGACTATGATGATAAAGACATTTGGCGTATAATGAATGATGAGATTCAACACTTCCAGGAACTCCAGGAAGCGATGACAATCGTAGATCCAGATCACCTAACTATTAGGGAGAAGGAAAGATTACCTTTCCCTCCAGATGTTAGTGATATTGCTAAGGTAAAATCATGACACTTGTGTTTGTATTTGCATTTATTTCATTGCTTATCGCTGGAATGCAATTAACATGGCCAGGTAGATACCGAGGTTAGTATGAAAAAAGAAACCGAGGAAGAAAGAAAAAAACGAATAGAGGAACTCGCAAGACACATGCATCCGCATGATGATGAACCTGATCCTACTGCATACATGGGAAACTACAACTTCCCACAAATGTTATTCGCTTTCTGTCTTGGTTTTGTCACTATGTTTGTCTTATCAGTTAATGAGATAAACGAATTTAAGGGATGTCCCCTACCAGAATATTTTTTAAACGAAGGCAAATGAAAGTAGGAATGATTGGACTGGGTAGAATGGGAGAGGGCATGTCCCGTCGTCTCATTGCTGCTGGTCACGAAGTACACGGATTCAGGAACAACTATGCAAAAGCTGAAGAACAATTTGAAAAGGGTTATATCAGTGGATGTACCACTTCTTTGGAAGGCCTTGTTCAAGTAGTCCATGCAAGTAAGGGAACCCTTACACAAGATGATGCCAAAGTCCCTGGTGTCTTTATGATGGTCGTACCCGCAGAAACAGTAGAGGAAACACTCGATGAGCTATTACCACTTTGTGTGGAGGGTGATATTATTATTGATCATGGCAATTCCAATTTTAAGGACTCTAGACGCAGGGCAGAACGGTTGTCTAAAATGGGCATCCAATATCTTGACTGTGGTACTAGTGGTGGTGTTTACGGTCTGGAGCGTGGATACTGTCTTATGGTTGGTGGTGCAGATTCTGCAGTATCCGTCTGCCGTCCTCTCTTCGACGCACTCAGCCCAGGCATCGCTGCTGCCCCTAGAACCAATGACCGAGACGGGTATACACTATATCCAGAGGAGTTTGGATGGATCTATGCAGGTCCTGCAGGCGCTGGTCACTTCGTGAAGATGGTCCATAATGGAATCGAATACGGAATCATGCAAGCATATGCAGAAGGATTTAATATCCTGCATGAAGCTAATGCTGGTGCCAAATACGTTAAAGAGGGTGATGCTGAAGTCGCTCCAATGGATTGTCCAGAGGATTATTGTTATGATATTGACGTTGCTAAAGTCGCTGAGTGTTGGCGCCGCGGTAGCGTTGTTGGGTCTTGGTTACTTGACCTTACTGCGGATGTATTACGCCGCGATGGTGAGCTTAGTAAGTTCGCTGGGGGGGTCTCCGATAGTGGGGAAGGTCGTTGGACTGTCCATGCTGCTGTGGATCTTGGCGTACCCGCTCCTGTCATCAGTAGCGCGTTGTGGTCACGTTTTGAGTCGCGCCGTCTTGGTGCTTTCGCAGCCAAGGTTTTGAATGGAATGCGTGCCATGTTTGGTGGTCACGATGTCCGATGATTAATGCCTAATTACTATGCTAGATGGTGGGAGGATAGAGGTTACCTTGTAAAGGTAATGCCTTGGCAAAAGTCACGGTATAAAAAACCTTTTAACTTGGATAGGTATAATGAATTCAGGAAGAACTATCCTTTTTTCGTTGAAGTTCATGACTATGAAATATTCAAAGATGGTTATGAACGAATCTATATGAAGAAAGTGAAGGGAATTGATTTTTTGGATTGGTTATCTGATGCTCCCATCAAAGACATCATTGACATGTATAAGTTAGGTCATTCTTGGTTATCATCAATTTATGAAGTTGAAGAACCAAACATTTGGTATCACTGGGATCTTCGCCCACGAAACATAATGATGACTGATGACGGACCAATTGTTATTGATCCTGATAGTTTTGTTCTTACAGATCGAAACGATTTCCTTGATAACATTAGATTCGGTAATCAAAAATGGAATTATCAAGTGTACATAGATCGTGGATTATACTTTTATGATGTCGAGTATATTGATTCCAAAAAACAATTCATGGGGTAACAATGGAAACAATCATTCTTCTAGCTTGTTTTATACCACTGGTAATCATCTACATAGTAATGAAGCTATCTGTCTGGATTGCTGCAGTCAACGCTGAACAAGAGTATGTCAGAGAAGATTCCAAACGACCACACGGACCTTACGTGGCAGATGCATATGCAGATGTTGACAAAGAGGAAGAGGAGTATGGAGATCGCACAGACTATCGATAAAGCTATCAACGATTATTACGCCGATCAGGGCAAACCAGTACCACAATGGAAGACTAAAAAAAATCCTGATTGGTGGACAGAATATTTAATTAGAATGGGTATGGACCCCAGAAACTCCTAGGCCTTCGGGATAGGAACCCCGTAAAAAGTTCTGTTTCACCTCATAGGAGAACAGATGGCCAACTCACCAGTAGACAAGTCCAAACAGTTTATTGATGATGGAATGACTTTAATTACGGAAACATCCTCTGATCGACACCTAAGTAAAACAAAAAAAACCAAACCGCCTAAAAAAGATGACCCTCGCTAATGCACTCGCCTGGATTTCAATACCATTTGTATTATCCACGGTATATTTCGGGTTACGAAAGGGTGAAAATGTCTACTACGAATCCGAAAAATACGATGGAAACGGCTGCGCTCACTAAAGGGATTGTGATCTTCGGTGCTACTGGAGATCTTTGCAAACGCAAACTAATCCCTGCATTATATAAACTCTGGGAGAAAAAACTTCTCCCAGATAATTTTCAAATAACTGGAACTGCCAGGAGAGATCCTGGTAGAGAAGTCTGGGTTGAATCTCTAGGTGATTATCCAGAAGAGTTTTTACATCAACTGGATTATATCTCTTCAGATTTGGATAATGTAGATACTCTCAGGCACTTACCTGATTATCTTCATGATAACACTTACTTTCTATCCGTACCGCCAGAACGATATGAGAATGCTATCGTCAATCTCAAAGAAGCCGGAAAACTCGACGACCCCGAAAGGTCCAGAGTGGTTATCGAAAAACCCTTTGGGCACGATTTTAAATCTGCTAATCATTTACAGTCTGTGGTTGAGCGACATCTACGCGAAAAACAGGTTTATCGCATTGACCATTATCTTGGCAAAGATACTGTTAATAACATACTTGCTACTCGGTTTAGCAATATTCTGTTGGAACCACTTTGGAATCGTCAGTACATAGACGAGGTTCAGATTTATGCATCGGAGACTATCGACTGCGATGGTCGCGCTCAATACTATGAGACTGCTGGTGCAGTTCGTGACATGTTACAGAATCATGTATTACAGGTTCTTGCATTGATCGCTATGGAACCACCTAGCAGGATGGATGCAAGGGAAATCAGACGCGAGAAGACAAAAGTGCTAGCTGCCACTAGACTATCTCAAAACATTATTCTTGGACAATACCATGGCTACCGTGATGAAGAGGGCGTTGATCCTAACAGTGGTACTCCTACCTATTTTGCTGGGTCTTTATTCGTCGATAACTGGCGTTGGGAAGGCGTTCCTTTTAACGTCATGACAGGAAAGAAACTACCATATCAATGTGTAGAGGTAGTTATTAAACTAAAAGCACCACCGCTCAAGTTGTATGAAGGGGAAGTCAATGATCGTATCGTTATGCGTCTTCAGCCTAACCCACATCTTGATATTAGGATGGATATTAAGGCACCTGGACTCGATGATAGTTTGGAACTCGCTACACTAACCCACGATTACCCACAAGATAGAGCAATTGATGGTTATGAAAAACTTCTTTTTGATGCTATCAATGGGGACCAGTCCCACTTTGTACACGCTGATGAAGTCATGGAGTCCTGGAGGATCGTTGATGATCTTCTCTGTACTGGTGACAAGTGTCCCATTCGTACTGTTCCTTACATCTATACTGGCGGGTGGGGACCACAACACAAAGTAGATCGTATCACAGATTGGGATTACCCAGCATGAATTTTGATTTAACTATGGAGGACTATACCATTATTCTTAATGCCCTCCACTATTATAAAAAAGTAGAGAAGAGAGAAAACTTCTCTCAATATGATGAACAAAGGATTAATAAACTTAGAGACAAGTTAGCATATCAATTAATTCCATCTCCCAACTCTAATCCCGATGATGAGTCACGTTCAACTGTTCGTTAGATCTGTTATGCAAACCCCATGGTGCCTTGGTGTTATGGGATTCTTTCTTGTATTTGTTCCTATCATAGGTATGCATCTTATACATAAATATGGATGGGAACACTGGGAACCATTTGACAAGTTGTTCAAAAAATAGTATACTTAATTGACTACGGGATGTAGCTCAGTTTGGTAGAGCACTCGCTTTGGGAGCGAGTGGCCGTAGGTTCAAATCCTATCATCCCGATTTAGAGGTTTGTTATGACTGAATTCAATAAAGTGTTTTGCATGGCTCCATGGGTTCACATGAATGTGAACTGCAATGGAGATGTTTATCCCTGTTGCATGTTACCTATTCTTGAGACTGAGGAACATGATGACACCGATAAAATGCTCGATGGTGATGGATTCAACCAGGACAATCCCCTAGAGTATATTGCTGGAGAATGTGATGGTGCTCCTAGAGAATTTAAAACAGGATCTCTGATCAATCAGTCCATGAAAGAGGCATGGAATAGTGAGGAGATGAAAGAACTGCGTAGAAACATGATCGCAGGAAAGAAATCTAGTTTCTGTACCACTTGTTATAAAGAAGAATCTGTCGGTGCTTTTTCTCACAGGCAGGGTATGAACAATAACTTTAAACATCACTACAAGTATGTTCAAGAGACCAAAGAAGATGGTACGTTTGATAGATTTAATCTAGTTTACTGGGATTTTAGACTCAGTAACGTATGTAATTTTAAGTGTCGTATGTGTGGACCTGGTTGCAGTTCTGCATGGGAAGCTGAAATGCGTAAAGAGTTTGATGTTAAAGATCCATATCCAAAAATTGACATGGATATGGTCAGAGATAATATCGAACCACTTTATGATATCGTAGAAGAATGTTATTTCGCTGGTGGTGAACCGATGATCATGGATCATCATTATGAAATTCTGCAGGAACTGATTAAGAGAGGTAGAACTGATGTAAGAATCAGATATAATACCAACTTCAGTACATTAAAATACAAAGGTATCAATGTATTAGACCTTTGGGAAAAGTTTGATGATGTCAATGTTATGATTAGTATTGACGGTATTGGTGAAAGGGGTGAACTTGTAAGGAATGGATTTGATTGGAAAAGATTTAAGGATAATTATGCGAAGTTTAGAGAGAGATTTCCTGATAAAAAACTCACTGTCAACTATGTCGTTCAAGCTCTAACGGTATTCCATTCTATGGATGCACAAAAAGAGTTGTATATGATGGGAGCTATCAATGAACCAGATGATTTTTACTGCACCCTTCTACATAATCCAGATTTCTTGTCTGTTTGTATTTTGGATAGTGAAACCAGACAAGAACTTGGTGCAAAAATTAAATCTCATGTAAAAGATTTTCTTGTCCCTGCAAAGGCTGAAGATTCTATAAATCAATATATTAGTATCTTAAAACTTCTTGCAAGTGAAAAGAGGACAGATCTTATTCCTAACTTTAAAGCATACATGAAAGCACTAGATGCTTTGCGTGGTGAAGATACTTTAAAAACATTCCCTGAATTGAAGAGAGTATTACAATGATTGATACAAGTAGAGTAAAATATGATGATGATGTGTTCTGCGTTGCTCCTTGGTTGAATCTTGATATTCGCCAAGATGGTGAAGTGAAACCATGTTGCGTTTCTGAATATACCATGGGTGATATCAAAGAGAAATCTCTCTTTGAGATATGGAATGATGAGAAAATTACAGAACTTAGAAAGGCATTCTTGAGTGGAACCAGACCAAAGTCTTGTGAAGTTTGTTGGGTTAACGAAGCATCTAATAAAAGTTCTTTAAGACAGGATCTTAATCAGTTTTTGAATCCCAAAGACAAATATTGGTCTAGACCAGAGTACAAAGAACACATAATTAATGATACAAATGATGATTTTACAGTAAAACAACCAGGTTTTATTCACTGGGATGTCAAACTCACCAGTAAATGTAATTTTAAATGTAGGATGTGTAGTGAAACATCTTCTTCTACATTTGAATTAGAACAAAATGGTTTTATTTCTGGTAGGTGGGATGCTGAGGAAAAAACTTTTGAAGAAGTTCAACAATATATTCCAATGGTTCATCACCTTTATTTTTCTGGGGGAGAGCCACTGATCATCGATGCTCATTATAAAATTTTAGATGAGATCATTCGCCTTGGTAGGGAAAAAGAAGTGACTCTTGTTTACAACAGTAACTTCAGTACCTTAGTTTATAAGAAGAAACACATCTTTGATTATTGGGAAAAGTTTAAGGATGTAGAAATTCATATCAGTATTGATGGAACTGAGAAGAGAGGAGAATTAATTCGTAAAGGATTCAAGTGGGACAAATTCTTATCCAATGCTCAAGATTTCTGTGATAAATTTCCAGACAAAGGGCATCGATTGTACTTTGATACAACAGTTCAAGCTCTTAACCTATTCAACGTGATGGATCTGCATAAGGAATTGTGGAACAGAGGTTTGATGAAAGACATTGATTACTGTTTCCTCAACTTCCTTCAAGGTCCACGTCAAATGTCAGTATGGGTATTGGATAGACAGACCAAAGAGAAGGCGAAAAAGGCTATTAGAGAACATATTGATAACTTTTTGATACCTAATAAGTCTAAGAGAACTATAGGATTCTATGAAAGTCTCATCACATATATTGATTTGTATCAAGAACAAAAACTTATTCCATCTTTCCTTGACACCATGAGACATTTCGATAAAATTAGAGGTGAATCTACTATGGAAACGTTCCCAGAGTTTCAACGCATCTGGGATGTTATCAAAGTAAGAAAAGTTCCAAAGAAAACCTAATAAATATGGAAAACATCACCTTTCATACCGTGGAATACTGGCAAGAGAACTGGGAAACTCTTATGGAGAGAGTGGAGAACGGAGAGACAATAGGTATAGAGAACGAGAATGGAGAAAGAGCAGTGATGGTGCCCGCAGACGATGAGTTGTTGAAATTATATACCGACCACGATGAAGGTTCTTGATAATTTTTTAGATAAAGATGATTTTCATCGTATATTTGAGACATTTTGTGGACCAGAAGGAGTGCCATGGTTTTTGAGTCATGGTGTCTCTAGAGAAGGTGGTCCCGATGGGTTTTATTTCATTCATCATTTATATCATGGTAATGAACCACGTAGTGAATACATCGATGTATTGAATCCTTTGTTTCGTCTTATTGATCCTAAGGCATTAATTCGTGCCAAAGGTAACTTATATCCACAAACACCAGAAGTACATGGTCATGGATTTCATAGAGATCAAAAGTACTCTCACAAGGGATGTATTCTCTACTTAAATACATGTGACGGATATACTGGATTTGAAGATGGAACTGTGGTAGAATCTGTATCGAACAGGGTTCTCTTGTTCGACTCTAGTACAATGCATCAAAGTACAACGTGTACCGATGATGCATTCCGATGTGTTATTAACATCAACTACTTCTAGGGGGATTAGCAATCTGGTGAATGCACCGAACTCATAATTCGGCTAAGGTGGGTTCGATCCCCTCATCCCCCACTT